GTTTCTTTCAGTATGCTCCCAGTAAAGTGAACGGCTGCATAGTACCCTGCCAGTCGTGTTAATACTTCGTTTCCTGTTGCTTTCTCGACATAATGTTTTCTGAACCTTGCATACTCAGAAAGAAACATCTTTTTGTTTGCTAACCATACTTGTAAAAATTCAATTCCAATCGCTCCATAATTGTTTTCCATTGCCTCATGAAGGTGCATAATGTTTCCATGATTTTTCCCTAGCGGTTCGTCAATCAGTGGAATGATACGAGCGGCCGCTCCACCTTGATTCTTCGCATATTCATTTAAAGATACTTCACCTGTGCTGAGTAAAATATTGTGCCACATGAATTCTCTCTGGCTTCCTTTGAGAGAACCACGTCCCTTCGAACGCCCTCCACTGAATTGATAAATGACATCTTTTAAAATCCGCTCATTCGCCTTACGCGTGTCGTCTAACAGTAAAGGAAAACTATTCAGATAGGTTGCTTTTCTTTCAATCGATACTTTCGTCGCATTCCATTCACTCATTAGCCTTTTATTTCCCCAGACACTTGCAGCTGCTTTTAATGTGGTCGTTTTCCCTTGTGAGGTCGTACCACTTAAATCAACAATGAAGGGCTGTAAACGCAAGTCTTGAATAATAACACTCGCAAAACTAGCAAGTATGAAAAAGACTGCCTTCGGATTCTGCTTGATACGTGCAAATACTTCCTGTTTCCAACTTTCGCCGGTCCCTTTCACTTCAAATGCTTCCAGTAGTTGTTTCTCACCGTAATCAATCGCCATGATTTCAACATCTTTCGTTAAGGACGGATGAATAAAACGGTCCTTGATAAAACCCAAACGTTCTACAGCTTCATGTTGGTCTATCTCGTTCACTAATAAATACTGGTCAAAGTAAGTAATGATTCTTTTCGCATTATTATCATGAACAGAAAACCCTCGATCGCTTAATTCTAATAATTCTTTTCGAACGGCAATTGTAGAAGCTGGTACCACTTCTTTCACCTTTCGATTTTGTTCCTGCCATTCGATTTCATACAGCACTTGTGGACGTTCTATGTTATGGAATTCTTTTGTGATATACGGCGTTTTCCGCGAAACGAGTTTTGTGATGACATTTCCATCTTTGTCCTCTTTTTCTTCGAAAAGCGTAGCGTATGCCCCCACTTTAAATGGCTTAGGGATAACCCTATTTTTACTTCTATCTTCTACAGCAATTTCGACGCCTTGCCTTTCATGATACGCTTTATTTTTCCCTGTACTTACCGTCCTCCACGCCGATTCCACCTTCTCCTGCACGGTTTGAAACGGAAAGTCTTTCTTATAAGGTACAAAATACTGATAAGCGAGTTGTAAACTTTCTAACGCGTCTTCCTTATTCACACCACATGTAAGTAGTCTTCTTGCCATATCATAAAAATCACCGTCACGCGAGCCACTTGCTTCATATGGGTATGCCATAGGTGAAGGGTTTTTAGAAGCATTCCAAACCTTGTATAAAAACGAAGGTAACTCATCTAATGTATGCAGACTCTGCGTAACGAGAGAACGCTCTTCTGTATTCTCTGTAGGAAAAACAATATATCCTTTCTCTGCAGCTCGTGTATCCTGCACGAGACCCAGACGATTCACATATTTTTGATACTGTCCTTGTTGGCGCGTTAATTCGGTTTCTCCACGAAAAATAAACTGCCAACCATTGGGTGTTGTAATGGAATGATGATGAATGCGTTCGCCTTCTAAAAGTTCACGTAGTAAAGCCCCTTCTGTCTTATCATCAATATCAACCACGATTCTTCCTTCTGGAATTCGAACACCAATCCAGCCACCCTTTTGTATCCACGCTTGAATTTGCTCGTCTTGTAACGCTTCTGTTGTTTGCCATTTTCCCGCCGGCTCCTTGGCTTTTTGATACGCCCGATTACCCTTTGTATAGCCAACTAACCGGATGATTTTCGCATGCGGCAGTACTTCTTGTATGCGTTCTGTATAACCCAGTATGGTATGTATCACCTTTTCACCCCCTCTAAACCATTACGTAACATGTTAGAGAGAGCATGATAGCTGCGCTCTCTCCACATTTTTTTCTGTTCATTTTTAAAAAGGAACGTCCGAATCAGAAATCTGAATCGTTTGAATCGGCGCTACTTCTGAAGGCTTAAATTCGTTCACCTGCGGGTATTTCTTACCATTGTATTCTCTTTCTCCGACTACCAATCTGAGTGTCTTTTTCAAAAATGTATCCGCCCATTCTTTATACGATTTAAATGTCATTCCAGTTGGAAATCCTGCCGCTTTCGACGCTGCCTGTAATCTCCACATAGAATTTTCTGTTACGACGAAATTGTCATATAGGATTTTTTGTCCTTGGCACGGTTGATCTACATCACTACGAATTTCATAGTCCACGATGATACGTGGATTTCCATTTTGTGATGTTGTTTGGTCATAATTGATGACTATTACTTCATATTCTCCTGGTTGAATAGGGTCGAACCCCTTCGCTTGACTATGGTCTACTGTAAACATTTACTTGTCCCCCTTATTTTTCAATACTTGTAATCTTTCTAATGCCGTTTGTGCTAACTTCATCGTAAAGTCCTCTAGTTTTCGATTGGCTTTCATTTCAAATTCTTGTACCTTCATTTGCATTTCTGGATTACCATTTGCCATTTCCATTACTTGATGAATGAGGCTCGTCCTTTTCGCTTCTTCCTCCGCTTTCATATCCAGCCCTAACTCCAGCCACTGGTATAATTTACGGCCTACATCCGCTGTAATCTTTTGTGGATGTCCCTCAAACAGTTGTGTATTATCCTTGGAAGTAGACGCTACATGTTCGATATCGATAACAAAATTCAGCATAAACTCATATTCCATTTCATCTTTCTGAACAGGTTTTGTACCTACTTTACGCGGAGCCATTCTTCCGTTTGCATCTTGTTCCACCACATACTCCGTTTTTGTTCTAAGAGTGGTTAAAATATGAACGTCATTCTGCGTTAATGTTTTGATGAGCTTCGTAGTTTCAGGTACCAGCTTGCCCCAGTTTTGAAACGAGTTCCCTGACATCCCGCTGTGCGTTTCTACAATGCCGCCCTCCCCTTGCCAGTTGTGGGAAAGGGAATCAATGATAATGACTTCCACGCCTGCCTGTTTCATGGTACCTACGGCTGCGTTATATCTTTCTGTTGTGTAAGGTGGAGGAAAATCAATATGAAGGAAACTACCTATTTTTGTCCCTTCATATACAAGACCTACATGCAACTTAGCACGATTGTGTTCCGTATCGATGACACCAATTTTCTTCCACACTTCCTCTTCTGGAATATCTAGATATGCTTCACGCATCATGCCGTACGCTGTGAGCAACGCCCCAGCTGTCTTTCCAGAACCACTACAACCAATAAAACCAATAACAGCTTTCATCTTTTCTCGTTGTGCTTCTGTTACTTGGAACATTTTTGCACCTCCACTACATGATCAATTGTCTTTTTCCATATTTTTCAGAACAAAAACAGAAGCTTCGAGGTCAAAAATCTCACTCTCCGTATCTCTAATATTTCTCTCCACAATCGGCTTCTTTTCTATTAACCTTTCTAATTCCCGTCTGTGTTCAGTTAACTTCCTTTGGCGCACCATTAATGCCTGTTCTAATTCTTTAAGTGCAACATTCAAAACAGCATCACCTCTTTCTGCTTTGTTAACTCATACACTTCTATAAATGCTTGCAACGCATACCTATAAGCAATCACCATGCAAATCAATTCGGAGTCATTTGCACACTCATACCGAGCGATAAAACGCCTTAAAATAGCAATCTCATTTTCAATCCTATTTCGCACCTGTTCCATGCACACTTTACAATTCACCTCTTCGTTCTTGAAAGCCAAGTAACGTGACTAAGTAGGCCACCGCGTTCTCCTTTAAAAGAACTTCCCCGTCTGGAGAAACCAATACATCATCCTCGGGGAATACATCACTTCCGCAAATATCCTTGAAAGGAATGGGCTCATATTCTTGTGAATCCCGAATCCCATACCCGTTATATAAAACCATTGGGTTTTCTATCATTTAAAAACTCCCTTCCTAATTATGGTAAAAAAGACTGTGTGGTATCCTAATTGTGAAACTCAATGAAAGCTTGGACCACGACTCACGGAAATGGGTCGATTGGGTTGAGTGGAAATAACTGAATATTCTTTTAAATTAAATTAGTATTCTAGCCTATATTCTGTTAAAATATGGTTATGTCATATTCACGAAATACCCTGATTACCAACCTATAAAAACAGGTCTTTTTTTGTTTTCGTTGATTCACTTGTTGAATGATCTAATGAAATGCTATACTGGACCTATCTTTCCATGTTGTTGACGATTGAGACAACTCGTTTCCGATTGTTCTTACCAAGCAGAAAGGCCTACCCGTTAGGTCTTTTTGTCTTTCAATGTCAGATTATCTAGTTTTCTACCACTTATTTTTCTGTTACACTTTTGATGAAGGCAATATGTACATACTTGTAATCGAGACCTCGTATGTGCACATTCAAGTAGTTTCTGTGAAAGAGTCCTAGTTTCTAGGGCTTTTTTATTTGTTACATTCCACCTGTTTTACAATTGACAACATTCAGATATACTACAATCAACGGAATAGATGAATGTTGTTTTTTATAGCAATAGGCTCTATGTACAAATTCCGATGAAGAAGTCCTATTCTATAGGGCTTTTTCGCTTTCCAAATCCTGTATATGTAACTTTGCTGTATCCATGGCATGTTGTTGTAAATCCTCTAGAATATCCTCCGCAGCCTCGATACCATGTTTATCAATAATCGCAATCACCAATTGATTAAAATCCCACATTCTCGCAATTCCTACTTGTTCGACTAAGCGTTTTTCACGTTTTCCATATTGTTTGATATCCATACTTTTCACTCCTCCATGTCGTATTTCTATTTATCTTTTTATATCAGTTATTAAAACCATATGTTATAATCATTCCGTATTAGTAATTATTTCGTACCAACCTTGTAAGCCCTAGCACCCTACTGTTAGGGCTTTCTCCTATTTCAAGACGGTTCACATGGATGCCGTTATTTCTTCACATCCTTCATCCACACTTTATCTATCCAATCCATCACATATATAAATCCAGCTAAACCAACAAAGAACAAACTCACCATACATAAGGAAAATGTACTTTCTCCCATTCTAAAGACCGCCTTTCACAAAATTATCTAGCTTCTTCCACGTTAATTCTTTTAACAATTGCTTATGTTTCTCCACGAAAACAATTTGGAATATCGTCTATAGATTGCAAACCCAATTTCTCTTTGATATACGATGTAATCTGGCGCATAATACGTGTGACTTCTTTCTTAATTAACACTTGAACATGGCGCTCTAAGTCGGATTTTGTCCCTTCCATTGCTTCAAATGTCAGCTGTACTTTATTGCCCACGAAGCCTTCCGCCTTCGCATGTCTTTCTTGCTGTAACTGGTCTCGGATAAGTTTAGATGCCACGTTATCCAATTGCACCTGTGTGAGACGATTGTCGACGCAACCCACGGATTCGCCAAGCTTCCCTAAATTTTTGTCAGTCTATTTCTTGAGACAATGCGATTATTTGAAAAATTTTAGATGCTGGTAAATCGGGAAACGTACCCCGTTTTTCAAACTGTATATATGTCCTCATAAACTTTCTCGCGGCACTATCATCTAAATCTATATCTTTTAGCCAATTACCAAATCATTGCCCTACACATGCTTTAATCACTTGCCAATCTCAAATATCGATTGTCCAGGAATTTGTTGCTAGCTTTTAATTTCGGCTGTGATGATATTAATATCAGTTGATCGGTTTGTTATTTCATTCATCTAGTCATATTAATTCCCTAAAGTCAAGTTTATATGTAAAAAATAACTCATCCTACCAAATCATCCATTGTTGTGGATAGAGACTTTGCTATCTTTTTTAAATTTAATATACTTGTTAATCTCTCACCTGATTCAATCTTACAGATCATACTCTCACTAATATCCAAAAGATTTCCCAGTTCTTTTTGAGTCAGGTGTTTTCTTTTTCGAAGTTCTTTTATATAACTCCCTTTTATTTTCATATGACTCACCTCTTATAATTTATAATACACTTAACATGACTTAAAGTCAATATAAAACCAAAAATAATTCCCAAAATATCAATTGCACTAGAAGTCAAGTTAGTTGTACAATGTATATAAGAACCATACATTGGGTTTAAATTTTTTTCAAAGGAGACTTACCTTATGCCCTCTAAGTTAGGCGTTAGAATAAAAGAGATGCGCAAAGAAGCAAAGCTCTCTCAAAAACAATTGGGAGAAAAGGCTAATGTTACCGAATCATTCATTTCAAAAATTGAATCTGGTGCGAAAAAACCTTCTATAGAAGTTATCTCTAAGTTCGCGGAAATATTAAGCGTATCAGTAGACTATTTGTTAGGACATTCCGACCATAAAAGTCTAGATAGGGAAAAATCACAGAAAGTTGAAAAAGACGTAACCGAATTAATGGAGCGTATCAATAAATTATCTCCTGAAAAAAGACAAGTAATTATCAATTTAATTGATAATTACTAAAAAAGAGAGCCTTTCAGCTCCCCAAAAACAAAAAATAAACCCCGAGGGCTTTTTCAAAAGTTGATTAGGTCGGCAAACTTACCCATCTTTTGAAAACCAAAGAACGAGGTTTTGGAAACATATTTAAGTTATATTACTTTTTCATGGTAACATACACTTAAAAAAATGTTAACAAAAATCCTTTATTTTGTTATGCCCAATTCTAGGTCGGGGTGGTAAATGGAGGATTTTTTTATTATGTCAATTATAAGAAGAAGAAAAACATCACAATATTCATCGCTGCACAACAACCTACTACAAGATAAAAGGCTAAGTTATAGTGCTATCGGTTTAGCTAGTTATTTATTATCTCTTCCTGAGGATTGGATTATTATTAAAGAACAAATCTATAATCATTCAGAAAAAGATGGACGTAAAGTAGTAGATCGATGTTTTCGTGAGCTACTTCAATATGGATATATGATTGCTGGCTATGGATACGGTATGAAAAAAGAAGCTCGATCTAAACGACCAGTAAAACAGTATGAGTATATCATTTCAGATATTCCTTTTACACAAGAAGAAATAGACGAATTTTACTTTGAGTTACGTAAAAAATGGACAAGTGTAGATATAAACCCTTGTAACTACGGTAATTTAACTACTGCCCAAAAGGTACAGTACAAAAATAACAGTACAAAAGGTACACCTACAAAGAAAGATCTTAAAAAGAAAGATTTACAAAAAGATCTTGAAGAAGAAGAAAATATAACTCCCTCTGTCACTGAATCTATGATTCTTGATTTAATGAATCAAAAAATTAAAGACCGAGAGATTACAAATAAAAAGACTATTAAAGCCATTCATGATGTTTCTAGTAAATGCAACGCCATTGGAACAACTGATTTAACTGCAGCTGAAAACTATGTAATCAAAGTTGTGGAAGAAAAAATGTCTAAATTAGGCCAAAAGCAACGAACTCAATCTATACCCCAAAAACGGAAAGAAATAACACCGGATTGGTTGAAAGAACAACAAAAAGACGAACTATCACAATCCATTGGACAAACTATGAGTCGTGGACCACAACAAACCTATGAAAACGAACAACAACGGATAGAAGATGAACGGAGACGTTTGAAAGATATGTTAGCACAATATAAGAAAGAATAAAAAAATCAACGTGATAGACGCTTGTTTAGGTATGGATATCAAACATAAAAGGAGACATTTACTATGACTAAAATTTATAAATTCACAGATGAATTTATCCAAGAGTTCCATGAATTTATAAACATGGAGACATTTTCAGAGTTATTAGGAATCGTGTGGAGATATGGGCATTTCCATGTTCATGATAATAAATTTGAATTGTCACATAAAAACAGAGAGATTATAGAACGATTTGCCATCCTTGCAAAAGGAGCTACTCCCGTAAAATCTAGGTATCGTTCAGATAAAGGATTTCATGAATGGCATTGCAATATACACGGCAATCACCCACTTCTAAAAAAAATAAGAAATATGGGATGGCAGCCTATTACACACCAAGAAAGAACCTATCCAAAAGGGGATTTCAACCATTCCATTTTTATAAAAACATATATTCTCATGCGCCATGATGTAGGAATTATACGAGAAAAGACACCAAAAGGAATACTAACGCGCCCTCGACTACGAATTCATGGATCTGTGGATGTCTTACAACATATCACCCAGCATTTACATACAGAACTTGGAGTAGGATTAAAAAAATTACAAACAGATTGGAAAGTTGATCGAGCAAAAACAATTTATTATCAATCCAAGAAAGATATTCCCCTTATTTTAGAATACGTAGGTGCATGGGAAGCATTAGAAAAATTCAATTCGTTTGAATTAGGATATGAGAAGAAACCAGACGACATAGTTTCTGTTTAAATCAAAAAGAGGGCTTAGACCCTCTTTTCCTGATTCATATCTAAATTTCTTTTTATATCATTTAATATTTGAATAGCTTTCTGTTCCCCATTCATTGCATCTTCCATAATGATATGTAGCTTATTTATTTCTATCTTGCATCCTCCTAATGTCACCTTTACTAACATAACGTCTTTTCCTCCCCTATTTTATTCGTTGGAAAAATTTAACGGATGATTTCTACCGGTTACAGATATTTCCCACCAGGCCTAGAAAGCACGAAAGTCGCTGCCACTATAATTGGCAACGACTTCCAAATTTATCATTTATCTTATAACCCACCAGGCTCACGGCTCATATACTGTACATATTCAGTATCTTTGGTTTTACTAGCAACATTTTCTTTTTCTGGTACGCCTATGTTTAATAGTATTGTAAATGTACTAGCGACACTTAATATTATTATACTAAATTTGCTCATTATTCATCAACCTTTCCCTGCTTCTTTTTTAGTAATTCAATTGTACGTCGCACTGCTTTCGCATAATGATAGTTCGCTACCCGTTCAAAACGTATCAATGCTCGTTCTAGACCTTTTAAATCTTCATTGATTCTAGCTATATAATAATCTGTAAATGGGGAACTACCACGTTCTTCCACTAAATTATATATCATTTTTAATCCTTTTTTCTTGTCTTTATATAGTCCTATGTAGTATCCTAGTTCTGAAGTATCTATGTAGTCGAAATTAATCTTTTCCAGATTAAATCCGAACTCGATATACAGGAAATTCAAAGTTGTATTAAATGCTATGTACTTCCTGCTATCTCGAGACACGCCATGTTGATTCAGATAATTGATACTATCTGCAATCCACTTTTCGGCAAGAATTTGGTCCTCAAACATATAAGATTCCCCAAGACAGCACATGCTTGTTGCTCTAATCAGAGGGATAATAAGTTCACTGTTTAAAATCTTATAGCACTTTTGACGACAAAATTCTATTTTATCATCGAACATATAAATATAAGCCATTCGTTCATCAAAGTACATTGTAAGCCAATTATGAATAAAATTGTCTGTAACCTCTAACAAATAACTTTCTACGTTCCCTGTATATGGATGCATCGCCCTTATATTGAATATATCATTCATAGTAAAAGCATATAAGGTATTTAACATTATCTGACATTCAGCGTCTGTAGAGAAAGTTTTTTGCTTCAATTCATCTAATAAAGGATAACCTTTCTTTTCATTTTTATTTCTTTTATTAAACACCTCATATACCCGTAAATATTTTTTCACTTCTTCATTGTTTCGATTTTCTTTTATTACAAAATCCATCAGTTCATACTCGCCAGTCCCTTGGCAGTAAACTAATGATTTACGTATGTTCAATTCATTTTGTGCAATTTTGATAAAGCTTCGTATCACTTCTTGACGTTTTTCTAGATTTTCATAAACCACATCCATGATTTTCATAAAAGTGTCGAGTTTCATTTCCGCAGTTTTACAAGTAACGATACCGTCTGTAATAACTGTGCGATCAACGCCTACTTTCTTCGCAAGTGGACGAATTTTAAATCCCTTATCATCTATATCCTTTTTAATCTTTTTCATCAGTTCTCTCATCAAATTACGCTTGAATTCTCTTTTTAACTGTTTCTCAGATTTTTTCTGCGTCTTTTCTTTTGTCGCTTCCACATTACTCCTCCTTATCAGAATTTATAAACATAACCTCAATCCAAACTTTTCCATAGAAATGCTGTACTACAAGACATATGTATGTTAAACTGTGAAAGAACCCGTATGTAGCGAAGTGTTTTCCTATCTGGTTAGGAAAGCGGTATGAGAGGTTTCGAGTAGCTTCCCTCACACACACGCTCTGCGAGTTTATTTTGTATGTTTGATTTTATTAATGTACATGTATCCAATAATCATTACAAATAATCCTAATATAATTGTGGAATTTTTAAGAATTATCTGTTAAATTGAGGTGAAGTTCTACTAAAACCTTTGGTATCAATGGTTTTAAATACCTTTAACCTCATGTAATTATATCATTTTTAGACATACGACAAAATAGTTAGCAACCCCGAAGAAACTTTCTCAATATACAATTACCTGAATTTAACATATTATCGATTTCTAATTGTCTGTACATCTATAAAATTAAAAATTGGAGGAGAATGATACCATCCAATTTTAACATTTTTTCATGCATCTAACTTATTTTCATCCGGATAGATATTTTATATGTGTTGAATTTTCTCAATATTTGTCGATGCGGATGTATGGTAAGATAAACTCACATAAAACCTTTCTCGTTGTTCTGTATTAAGATAGTTATCCAACAAAGAAGAGACGCTTTCGTTATGATTGCGTTTTTTCTTTGTTTTCTACAAAAAAAGTGAATCTTTTTATTTTATGACACCTATAAAACAACAAAATATGTACTCCTTATTTGCTATGCTAAGCTGGTTGATTCTTTGAATAGCTAAATAAGGAGGATTTTTTTATGTTTAAACGTCTTTCCGTACTTGGTATCATTGGGGCCTTATCTATTTATATGACTGGATGTACATCAACTACTACCTCTATGCCTACCTCGCCTCATCAGATAAATACCCCTTACAAAAACGAAGATCTAACAAAAACTTTCCCTGTAGGAATGCCCATAGACAATTACATCAATAAAAAAAATACGTTACCTGTACAACATATTTCCAGTATCCTACTTACAAATGGCGCTATCGGTAGAGTAATACAAACAAAGGATGGCTTCGTTATAATCTGTGGAAATGAAAAAGAAATATTTGATGTGAAAACATTTACAACATGGGAAGATGTAAAAAATTATGAAGATAGCATACAAAAACATGAATAACTAGCTCCGATACATAAAATTTGTATACTATACTCTTAGCCGTTTGATTCCAAACACCTTTTCTTTTCATGTAAACCTGTGTTAGAATGCACACATATATGCTTCACAGCGACTAGTGTGGAAAACTAGTCGCCATCCATGGACCTTTAGCTCAGTTGGTCAGAGCAGACGGCTCATAACCGTCCGGTCATAGGTTCGAGTCCTATAAGGTCCATATTTTATTAAAAAGGGGAGACTATTATTGAAGAAGCCGTTTTGGATTCTTGGAATTACCTTTCCTATTTTCACAATCTTAGTTGTACTATACTACATACATACTGAAACTATGGTAGGTTCTCTACACAATGTTATAACCATCGCTGTTTCGTTCGGAATCACACAACTGATTCTTGGCTTGTTTCTTGGGCACAGAGCTACAGAATATACTAAATTTCAATCAGTAGTTCTATTCGTACTATTGTCAATAATATCTATCGGAATAGATGGGATTATATACACTATTTTATATGAATACATACCAAATAACTTTCAGGGATTTTCTTTGGAAATCTTACTTACAGCAGCCATGTTTTCTATAGCATTATTAATTATCCCAGTCATACTACTTAACGGACTAGTCTTGGCAATATATATTTTCTTATTTCATAAAACTATATAAACCTTTCATTCCATAACCATGCAAAACAAAAGTTTCTCAATATATGTCGAAACTTTGTATGATAGTATATAACTAATCCTTACGTTTGATTCACATTCAAAATTACAAAACGAAAAAAGATAGCCCCCATTCAACATCTGGAAATGAGGGTTGCCTTTTTTCAAACATATTTGTTATAATGATGATACAAACAAAGTATAGTTAACTATTTTTATGCATAAAATAAAAGAAGAGATGCTATCAACATCTCTCCTGGTAACTGCTACCGCAAGGTGGTTGGTTGCTAAATAATTGTTATTTTTTAGAACCGCCCTTACGCTTGCAGGCCTTAGGGGCGGTTCTTTTACGTTTATTAGTAAGTTTCTTGACTAGCTCGTTTGCACCAGCTGTCGCAAAAACTGTAAGAAATACTTTTACAGCATCATACAATAAGTCGATTAAAGACTCCATACGGTCACCTCCTTTCCCTCTAAACATCAGAGAAAGGATAGCAACCTCCCGCCCTCACAATATACAGTTGTCATTATTCTATCACACTTTCATTTTCTTACCAATGAAAATTTATAATTCCAATGTTTTGATAACTTTAATAACAGTCGGATCATCTACACGATAATATATTTCTGTTCCCTTACGTTCCCAAGAAACAAGCTTAAACATCTTTAACTTAAGTAAATGCTGAGACACTGTAGACTGTGGAAGATCCATTGTTTTCCATAATCTAGAGACATTTAATGGTCCCTTATTGATTAACATATGTACAACATATAAACGTGTAGGATTACCTAAAACACTTAATATATCCGCACTGTGTTCGTACTTATCTAAATTGATATTAAAATTCTTAGACATCATTTATCTCCTAAAGTTAAATACCTTTGCCATGTTCCTTTAGCTGTGAACCACCTGCATCTCCGTGAGCTAATTTAGATCCACCACCATTACCATGAGAATTCAAGAGAAAATCTTTAATTGGAGTACCACCATAATCTCCATGATCAGTAAATACATTCATTTCCCCATCCCCTAAACTAAAATATTACTCATATCCTATCATAAAAAAAGTACCACCACAATCATGTGATGGCGGAAAGAGGACTATATATATGCTCAAAATAAATCATTAATAGTATATTACATATACATAAAAAAACAACCCCTCTTATCCTGAATTAAAAGGGGTGTTCTGTATATAAAGCGTAGGAAATAACTAGTACAGCTACTTGTTCCCTAGTATAACCAACTGTCACTTATCCATACATAAAATTTCACGTACCTTACTATAAATAAATCTTATAACCCAGAAACAAAATATCTATAACGATGCCATGTACGCTCCAATACCGCACATGTAATCTCCTGTACAGTCAGCAATAACTCAATCATATCCAAAGGAAGAAATTGAAGAATAAAACCAGCAAGACGATCCACAGTACAAGTAGTAGCCTCTAAATCTAACTGAACAACCCACGCCCCTACAGGAACAGTCCTACCAAACACCCCGGACTATTTTATGCACATAGTCCAATTAATATAAAAGCTTTAAGCAGACAACCTGTACCCACTTTTTTTATAGTTGTTGTTTTAATTTTTTAACCCTTTCTACCGACACACCTAATTGTTCTGCCAATTTTTTTCGTTTTATTTTCGGATTATTGTCTATTAATGCTCTAATTTGTTTTAATTGTTTTTGTGTGTGTTCATTTTTTGTTCTTATGTATTCTTTTCTTGTCACAGACCCACGTTGTACGCGTTTTTTAACCGTATCACGGCGTTGTTTCTCCCCTTTACTTATCAACGTCGTCAAATGTTCAATCTCATCCTGCGTTAAATTCAAATTCAGCTTGTCCATCACAGTTGTATTCTTCATTGGTTTAATTAAATTCCTTGGTAGCCCCTGCATCTCGAAATCATTTTTAGCATATGCATCGAAGAATGTGATCGCATCTTTGTATGCGTCTTTCGCTGTTCGTTCTACTTCTCTTGTTTTCTGTGGCTCTGTGAATCTATCATTCAGCTGTAAAGTCATATCCACAGTTGCACCTTGGTGTTTAACAATTAGAGCCGTTGTGAACGCGTATATGTATGTCATGTCGTGCCTATGGTCTATCTCACCTTTACGCATCTCCACAATCTTCTCTAAATCCACTTTACGGGCCGTATTTAAGCTGTAAAGAGTCATAACACCTTTCGGCGCTGGAAACGTCTGTATAATACCCTTACGCTTCGTAGAACGCTTTTTCTCCATCGGTGGTACGTATTCATAGAGTTCCATCAGCTGATACTCTCGTTTTGTCCAAATATCTACTTCGATTTTCTTTCCTGTCTTACTGTGGACGGAATGTGGCAAACGGAACACACGAGATAAATCCGAACACGCCCCATCTGCGCCTAGATGCATTAATGCTTTGATGAAATGATTTGTTATGTATTGTGCTTTGTACCCCATAATAGGCGCTGCACCGCCAGAAATACTATAGATTAATTGCATTCCACGACCGTGTAACGTTACATTCGGGCACGGTATCGTGCCTTTTGCAACTAATCTATTAAGCTCTTCCATCACATGCTCTCTCGTCAGTCCAAGTTTATAAAAATCTAAATCTACTCCTATATTGCGTATTTGCCTCAAATCAGACGTTTTACGACTCCCGTGATGAAAAGCATTCAGAGAGACATAAACGTCCTTCAGAGACAACTTGGAGCTTCTGAGGAAGTATTCTAGGTCATTTAACCCATACCAAATTTGTTTACGCTCCTCTTTGCTCAAATCTAATGTCACAACATAACCCGTTTTTTTCAGTTCTGAGAGATAACATTCATGCCATTCTTCAATATATGTTTCTATTTGCGATAGCTGTATCGCTTCCGACATACAAAAAGCCTCCTTTTGAGAATAAAAGGAAGCTACACAAGACATTTTATACTTTACCTGTCGGTTTAAATTTGTTATTATAAAGATACAATTTTAATAAACAACAGGGCTTGAACACCTTGTGTAGTTTCTATGAGAGAGTCTTAATCCTAAAGTTTGGCGACAGCAGGATTAAGACTCTTGTGCTTTTATTCAGATAATTTTCTACAATTATTGTAACTTAAAATTAGTAGTTTTGTAAATACGAGGATGGGCCTTGCGCTTGTGCTCGTATTTTTATATTTTCATGCAGGAAACACTTTATATTAGTAGAATTACTATGGCAGATTGTATTAATAATAATATTTACGTTAATATTAACATTTATATTGTTATTAATACAAACATCAATATAGTGGAGGTGTCAAAATGACTTATAAATTAGCCTTTGTACAAAATAAAGGCGGTGTATTAAAGTCTTCGATGGCTGTTAATTTAGCCGGTCTTTATGCAAAACAAGGAAAGAAAGTCTTAATTGTGGATGCAGACCAACAAGGTAATGTTCTATTATCATTTGGGAAAAACCCAGATGAATATAAACCAACTTTATACGATGTACTTGTAGACTATGTTCCAGCACAAGAAGCAATCATTAATGTATACGAAAATATCAATGTACTACCTTCGAATGAAGAAATGAGTTTTTTAGATTTTGATATTTTGCCACATCAAGCTAAATACATAAATCCATTTTTACTTTTAAAAGTAGCTTTAATGTCGGTAGAGGATATGTATGATGTTATTCTTTTCGATAGTCCTCCAAGTTCAGGGCTAATCCAAAGTAACGTTATTTGCTGTACAGACAACATTATTATTCCATTCCAACCAGAAAAATATAGTGTTAGGTCATTAATAAAAATCATTGATGTCATTAAAGGGTTTAAAGAGCAAAACAATCCTGATTTAGAAATTGTAGGGGTAGTATCTACATTAGTTCAAAAGAATACAAATTTACATCAAAACGCAATGGCTGAAGCTAGAAGTTTTTGTGAATTAGAAGAGATTCACTATTTCAAAGCGATTATCCCAAAAAGTATTTCCTTTGCCAATGCAATCGTTAATGAAGAACTTCCATTAACTTTAGCTAAGAAAAACATTGAATTTGCATTCTATTACAAAAACCTCTTTAAGGAGTTGAATGAACGTGAACCGAAAAATGTCTAATCTTTTCCCCGGTAGTGCTGTCAGGAATACAGACAATACAACAGAACAAAATAATAACATAGATAGCAATGTTAACATTAATAATAATGGTAATATCGATGTTAATATAGTAGCAAAAAAAAAGAAACAAAAAGTAACCGAAGAAATTCATGGTTTATTAAAAGAAAATAACGATAAAAAAGTGGTTGGGTTCTATTTAGATAAAGATATACGAGAAGCATTTAAAACAGTACTAGGAAAAAATCCGCCAAGAGGATTGCAATCCAAACTTGCAAATAAAATATTCCGTGACTTCTTTAAAGAAAAAGATATACTATAAAATCTAAATGTACTACATTAAAATTATTAGCGTTAATGTTAATAATTTTTGTTATTTTTCAATTCCGTAGGATTTCTTTATTGAGCTCACCACCCATTTAGGAAAAAAAGAAATCTTTGCGTTTTATAAAACTAGAGCGAATGACAACATTATGACTTTTACTAAGAGTAAAAAGTCATATTATTTTAAAATGTATTTCTGCTACATTAGTAGTAGGAATTTTATTTTTTAGTTACATAGGTAAATAGCTTACATGCTATTTAAAATCATAAGAAAAGGGGAAATACGATAATGGAGAAAAAATGGAAAAAAGTTGTTTATAGTGGCATACTGTGCACGGTCATGACAGGTCCACTGACAACTTTCTCAACCGTACAGGCAGCCAGTAACACGGGAAGTATAGGCGATATGGTTTGGGAAGATAAAAATCAAAATGGCAGACAAGATGCAGGAGAGCTTGGTATTCCGAACATCAAAATGGAACTATTTAATTCTGTTGGGGATAAAGTAAATAGTGTGGTTACAGATAAAGATGGGCGTTATCTATTTAATAATGTACCTAATGGAGAATATTATGTAAAAATAAATGTACCAAAAGAATATAATTTTTATGGTGCAGCCCGTTTTGGGACAGATACGTTAACTGATTATTTAAAGGTAAACAACAATACGATTCATGATGTGGACGCAGGCTTAGTAAAAAAACAAGCTTCTTTACCTTCGTTTACATGGGTATATAAGCCAGGTGGAGATGTTGATTTACTGAAGACAGATTCCATCACTGTTTCGAAATATTTTACTAATACAGGCGGGTGGCAGGGTATACTGTTTAGCGGTATCCATACTGGGAATTATGCACTAAGCTCGAGTGATGAAAGTGTTTTAAAATGGCAACAAACTGGCGGCGGTTTTGAAATCTTAGGAAAGACTGGTTCGTCCGTTATTACAGTGAAAGATAAAAATACTGGCGAACTATTAAAACAATTGACTGTAAAAATAGTTGAGCCATTATCTTCGTTTACATGGGGATATAAACCAGGTGGAGATGTTAATTTACTGAATACGGATTCCATCACTGTTTCGAAATATTTCTATAACACAGGTGGGTGGCAAGGTATACTGTTTAGCGGCATTCATACTGGGAATTATGCACTAAGCTCGAGTGATGAAAGTGTTTTAAAATGGCAACAAACTGGTGGCGGTTTTGAAATCTTAAGAAAGACCGGTTCGTCTGTTATTACAGTGAAAGATAAAAATACCGGGGAAGTATTAAAACGCTTAACTGTAAAAGTAGTTGAGCCATTATCTTCGTTTACGTGGATATATAAACCAGGTGGAGATGTTGATTTATTGAATACAGATTCGATCTCTGTTTCGAAAAACTTCTATAACACAGGTTGGTGGCAAGGTATACTGTTTAATGGTATTCATACTGGGAATTATGCATTAAGCTCAAGTGATGAAAGTGTTTTAAAATGGCAACAAACTGGCGGCGGTTTTGAAATCTTAAGAAAGATTGGTTCGTCCGTTATTACAGTGAAAGATAAAAATACTGGCGAAATATTAAAACAATTAACTGTAAATGTAACAAATTAAGGTGGACACCATCTAGTGACTATTTTTTAAAATTAAAAGCACGTTCTTATTCTCAATTAATATAAAGAATAAGAATGTGCTTTTTACATGAAGTACATGGAAATTGAAAAAAAATATAATGATATATTAAATTATGTTCTGCATCAATACTATATTAATGCAATAAACAATAAACATCTTCTTTTATTTTCACAAAATTCGCGTTTTGAGACACTTGGAGGATACAATTTTTCAATTCATGGGCATATATGGTACGATCACTTAGGTCAATTGTACAATTGTAATATGCCTAATACCGAAAAGGTTTATAGGTATTCCACTTGCATTCACAATTTGTAAGATATTTACGCCTACCCCGGTTGGAATAACAATAGATCCTACTAGCGACTCACTGAAAACCCCGGCGCTAGTATTAGATGCTTCCACTGATCCTTCAAACAATGCCACTCCATTAAGTGCTGGAGCTAATCTTACAGTATTTGCCACAGGAATATCTGATCTAACTCCGAATATTATTAAATAAGTACTATTTCCTTGTAAACCTATTTCAGTTGAACTAACTAAAGTAATACCTGTTCCAGTATTTGAAATAGTATCATATGGTACAAATGCTTGGTCATTAACGGATACAGCAGTTGTACCAGACACTTGAGCTGTATTAGCCGTCACCAAAGGTCCCGTTGCACCAGTAGGTCCCGTTGACCCGGCTGTTCCCGCACTTCCAGTTGCACCAGTAGGTCCCGTTGATCCAGCTGTTCCTGCACTTCCCGTCGCGCCAGTAGGTCCTGTTGATCCGGCTGTTCCTGGACTTCCCGTCGCGCCAGTAGGTCCCGTTGGACCTGTTGCGCCGCTCACATTCGCCACTGTTACGGATACAGAGTTTGCTAATAATTCGCCAAGTTGTTCATAGGATGCTGGATTTACAATGAGCCGATCTATTAAATTAGCTAATTCTGCATAAACTTGTTGCAAAATCGCTGCCACTTGCCCTAAAGAAATAGGTATTGTATTCAATGCTTGGACAGATTCTATCAGTAAAAATCGAAGATACGTCGTATATGTCTGCGGAAGAGGCACACTACTGAAATAGGCATACATGGCATTCATCAAATTCTGTAAATTTTGATTATTGGCAGGTGTCGGATTCGCAAAAAAGAAGGTTACATCATTTGATAATGCGGTGAAAAAATTAAGATAGACTTGTGTGGTTGCGGCATCAATAGGTATGGCAGCACTCACCGGTTGAATTGTTATATTTTGTAACGTTCCTGTTAACGTTGTTAACCAAATATTAAAAGTGGCTTGACCCACGATGAATTCTTGTACTACCTGTTGTAACGTAAGGATAAGTTCCTGCAATAATTGAGAGATTTGTCCGATGGAAACAGGGTCTTCATTTAAAGCCTCAATTGTATCTAACATAACAAATTGGCTATAGGCAACCAATTCATACGGAAAACTTGCGTAATTATTTAAAAAATAGTTATAAAATGCATAGAGAGTATTTTGTAAATTTTGATTATTTGTTGCACTCGGATTATTAATAAATGCAGTGGAAGAGGATTCGAGTGCATTTAATAAATTCGTTATCTCTATAATTTGTTGCGGTGTAACAGGTATGGTCGGATTCGCCATTCCATATCACCCTCCTACTATATTTATAATCTTACATACTTAATATATGTACCCGCTTTTTATTGGTTACAGGGACAAGAAACTATTTTTTCGTTATGCCGACAAACATAAGCAAAAAACGCCACGATATACATGACGTTTTCTATAAATAGAAGGTGATCTATCCTATCCATACCCGCCCTTCATTGTATGTATATACGGTTTCACATGTGATACCTATTTTCATATGTAAGGAAAAAATATAGCAACGTATTACCTTACAGTACTTCCTTATGCGCCAATCATATTACGTGGAATCGCATCATATACTACCAATGCCGATACTACTTAATGTCAAAAAATCGATCCTCCCCAGCCAGGATCGATTTTTTGTATATTTACATTTCATTGGTCATAGAATGAATTGTCATATAATTTCTTTCCTTTTGTTAAAAGGAGTGCTCTCTGGTCAAGAACACTCCTTTTTTATTCCCAATCACTTCACATACACAAAGGCTTCGCTTGATGTCATATAGTATGTGCGCCCTTTCCTATTGTGCACCTTAAATTGTGGAGACCCCTCTACAATTACTTTCTCATCGATTGTAAATCCTTCCCCTGCATCCAATGTACCTGCTACAGCGCTATCCTGCCATGAAGGGAATTCATAGAATCGAAGATTATTTACTTTAGAGACTGCACGTTTTCCTATAATCGAATTTACTGCTTCTTTTCTTTCAAACCTGATGTACTCTGGATTATATTTCATCCACTGTTCGCCACCAAGGTTGAGCCATCCATCTTTCTCTCCCCACACTTGATACACTTCAGGTTTATTCAGCTGACGAATCATACCATAGTTTGTTCCTGGTCCTTTCCGTAGATTTACGTTGTTTCCAAGGATATAGGCAATACTCTGTGTGTGGACAACTGGTCCATCCCCACCTGTTGGTTCATCTTCATTCGAATCGTTATACACTCGCTGCACATCACTTCTAAACTGTGATTCTGATACGCCATGACTACGTAAATAGTCAATCGGGTCTTCATGATTTGTACCACCGAGGTACTTTCTCACATCATTATGTGTCCACAATCCTTTTTCTACGGATAGATTCTTATCTTGTAAGATTTTCGCTAACAGCTTTACGTATTTCTCATAACTCCGTTTAAACTTGGCGTAATCAGCTGTCTCACACAATTCCACATGGACAAATCGTTGATTGGCTGCTGGTCCAGCACCATAGGCAATGTAGTTTGTATCCGCAATTTGAATGGTTTCATTCCAGTCCACTGCGTAATGAACAAATGCATTTCTCCAAGTACGAGTTTCATATTTTTGAATATTAATGGCTGGCGCTTCTGGTGTTGCGGTACTGTGGGCAACCACGCCTTCATACGCTCCAATTCCGCCTCTGTATGGCGTTTTTGGTACATCAGGTATCAAAAGTACCCTGTCCGCAAAAACACTTGTAGACATTAAAAATACCATACATAATGTTGTAACTATCCTCAGTAATCGTTTCATTTTTGTTTCTCCTCCCATAGAAAAACGCACCACCGATTGGCGATGCGTTCTCTTTGTTTTTTTATTTGTCTGTTTGTACTGTGCCTTCGTGGTCACTCCAGATTCCTAAAGCGACACCAAGTGTGAAAAGATACGGTAACACTTCATCGATAAAGCTCTTCGTTTCTAGTAATCCTGCCTTCGCACAAACGAATCCCAAGAGGGAGCCCAGTGCCACCCATGTTTTCCAGTTTTGCAGTCGTTTTTGGATATTTTCTTTTGTCATGTTTTATAGTCCCCCTTTTAATAAAAACGCCAGTAATGCTGCAATCATTCCGCCTACAATGCTTTTTACTAACCAATTGGTGTTACTTAAAATTTTCTCGATATTCTCTTCAATCTTCGCCACCTTGCTTTCCACAACGGCGAGACGGACTTGAATATCCTGTACGTCTTGTTTTGCTTCCTCGCATTCTCTACAGTGTTCCATTGGTATCCACTCCTCGGCAATAAAAAATAGAGCCCCGGAGAGCCCTTATTTGTAATCAGGTCTAAAAATGGTAATGCCCTCTCGCGCAAGTGCACGCATCTCTTCATCCAGACGATCTAATTCACTTCGTTTTACTTCCGAATCCATCGTTGTATCAGATTTCACTTGATAGTACTCTTTACGTAATTTCGCCATCGCTTTATCTACCTTATGGAACGACTTCATTTCATCCGCATTCGGTGCGTCTTCGTCATTCTTTTTACTATCTGCCTGAACTGCTTGCTGTTTTTCCATGATGTTGTAGTAATCTTCCATGACCTTCCCGCCACCTTGACCGTTCACAAAAAATGCTTTCGCTCCTGGCGCTGATTCATTCCATTCCTGCGCAACTGGTGTCGGTGTTTCTTTATTGGAAATCAATGAAATAACTGCGTCTAATCCTTTTAATGGATACTGACCCAATCCCGCCGTATACCCCTTATATACATTATCAATCTTGTATGGTGATGCTTCGATTCCAACTGTATCTAATGTATGTGCCATTTCACGTGCCGTCAGGCTCGTATTCGGGCCATACTGTTCTTTCGGTGAATTCTTTTCATCACGCGTTGGAACAATTTTTCCATCTCTAAAAAAGCTATAGTTCGCCATATTTTCCACAACTGGCTGCATGACGGTAGGCATCCAAGGTACTTTCACCGCATCGTTGATGGTTTTCCCATATCCCTCAAACGCGTAGGGGTCACCCTCGTTCATTCGATTCGCCCGTTCTGCCGTATTGGCCAGTAAGGAAATGTCAAATGGCTTTGGAATTCGTCCGACTTTATCTGTTCCAGGAATCGCGTAGGACCAGTACGTGTCCTTCTCTTGCTGCGTCATATTATCCATCATTTCTTTTTGTTTCTCATTTGCATTGGCGTAACTTGCAAGAGCTAATGCACTAGGTGGTAATGTAGAACCTGCAATACGAGCACTCGTCCGAATCGGATGTTCTTTCATGGAGCGAATCAATTTATCTTTTCCTTGTAGGTTAGCATTTAAGAATGTGAACACACGATTGGCAGACTGTACGGAATTCCCCATACGGTTGAAATCCATGAGGTCTCGCGCCTGATAAGCTGATTCTTCTGGTGTTAATCCCTTTTTCAACCCTTTTTTATAAGCGCCAACTTTTGTCGCTTCTTCAGACACTTCAGAAATCGTTTGTAATACTTTCAGCCAATTCTTCGGATTAGCAGGAGCGGTTATCGTTTGTATGACTTTTGAAAGACCTTCTTTTTGCTGGTTACCGATCCCCTCTAGTTGTTCTTTCAACAAATCACGATCGGCAGATACATATCCACCATATGCACCGCCTTGATTCACCCAATCATCATATAGTTCTGAGCCTTTTCCGAACTTTTTCTTCCCAACCTCTTTTAACCCCTTTACGAAGTCAAACGGATTGTATCCCACATCACTCGTCACATAAGCTGCAAACTGGTCACGAATCGGATTTCGCAAGGCAAATTCAGGCGTTAAGGTTGCCCCAGCACGCAGCCAATCACTTGGTTTCGATGCGGCCAATATAAATTTATTGGTCACTTCCTTGTCCATTGCTTTCACGGCACGATACAACTCCGGCGCAAGTTGATACTGTTCTTTTTCACCATTACGGAACACAGTAACGATATTTTCTTTTGCCACAGACTCTTTTCCATCACCGGCAAGCTTTTCAACCCATTTCCCTGCCGCTTCGTTTTCCGCTAAATCTGCTAGAGCTAGTCCCACTTTATTTCTTTCAATGGCTTGCATAGATTTAAAGGTATTTTTCACAATGCTTTCAAATGGATCAATGACATTTCGGCTCGAACCTTCTATACGTTTCACAGGATTTGTTAAGTCAACAAATCCTTTTCCGCCTCCGAACCCTTCCCCCACACCTTCTTCATCAAAGTAGCGGTTAAATGGCATATAGTTTGGATGCTTTTCCCGCATAGCAGCAACAGCATCCTTAGATAACATATTTCCTTCTACCAACATATCTAACAAGGAATCGTTATACGCTTTAATTTTTTGATGCGCATCACGAACTTCAGGTGTATCAAATTTCGTAATCGTTTTTTCAATTTCTTCCGGAGTGAACCCTGTTTTAATACCTTGCTTCTCCAAATCCTGTGCATGAATGGCAGTCACATAATCCCGAATATCCGCCATATCAACCTTGGAATCTCCAAAAATCGTACGGAACTCTTCCACCTTCATTTGCGCCTTTTTCGGTGTTCCTGCCGCAAGTCTTGCTTTCTTATAAGGAGAAACGGAAGCATCATCTAGTTCCCCTCCTAGTATCTCTTTTTCCGCTTTAGAGATTGGATAGAGCCTGTCTATTCCCTCTGTATAGAATTCCTCTTTTGAACTCGGTAGCTTTTGCAGTACTTGTTTCACACGTTCCAAACCGGTAGGTTTCTCGTTTACATTGATTTTCCCACGGAAACGCGCTTCATCTCCTTGATTCGTCCATATTTGTGCGTCTTCTTGAACTTTTTGTAGCCCCCTCTGTACATCTTTTGGAATGATAATTTGAAAGTGCTTCATAAACTCAGGTGCTTCTTGTTCTGCCATGGCTGGGTTGAGTAAGTAACGACGCATAAATTCCGCCATACCTTCTTGACGAACTTGTTCAGGCGTATAATTTTGACCGGATGTATGAGCACCCAGTTTCATGAATTCCTCATCAAATTTTGGGTCATTCAAGCCATATTGTTTATCCAAATGATGTCCCGTTTCATGCGCTAACGTTTCTAAGTCCCCGTATTCACGCGTACGAATGACTTCCGGATTTGTTTTATACATGCCCGTAACAGCCTCGTCTCCGATGCCCATACGTCCTGTACGAAGCGTAATGCTTAAATTGTCACGGAAACTATCTAGTAATTTTTTATGCGTAATGGTCCGCCCATCTGGCGCCATAGCGGATTGGATGACCGGAGGTGCATTTCGCATGGCTTGTACGTCATCAGGAAGTTCCCCATTTGAAGAAGCTTTCTTTTTCTGTTTCGTCACACTTTCTATGGCTTGTTCTAACGATGGTACGGATTCTGATGCAGCTTGAATCGGTAAAGATTCTGGTTCATTTCTGATACGTGTATCTTGCAATGCTTGTTCTTCCACAGCTTGATTCGTTAACTCCCTTTGATGTCTTTCCTGCTGCATGACATCATCCGATACGTTAGAAGTAGAAGTAGTCCCCTTCGTCTTACGCAAATTTTGCACCGCATTCATCAAACCATGTGCAAGAGGGGTAATTGCGGCCCCGGCTGCTGTTTCCACACCAATTCGTTTCAAATGGTCTCCTACCGTCTGTTCCGGATTCACATATGCTTTGGCTGGTGTTTCTGCACCTGCAATAAGGGCACCTGTTACTGCGCCTTCTTTTGCGTATTTCCCTATCTTGCCAAGTTTAGAAGTATTTTCTCCCACCTTCGCAGCCATTCCCAGTTTCCTCGCTACTTGCGCAGCACCTGCACCAGGAAGTACATAGCCAATCCCCGTTGATACAAAGTCAGCGACATTTTCTCCCACACCTTCACGATGATCTTGCCAATCTACCGCATCCTGTCCTCGTACTTTTTTCATGGCCGCACTTGGCGCATGGAGTAACGTAGAATCCATAGTACGATTCGCAAAGCGATTGACTTCTTTCGTTCCTCTACTTTTCCCACCATCTTTCATATATTCATCCCAAACTTCTTGTCTGGTCTTACCTTCAGGTGGCTTAATCATTTCACTAAACTTTTTAGCACCGAATTTCAAATCATCAAAAAAAACACCTTCCTGAGGTGGCTGTTTCGCGATACGATCAATCGTACTCATCATACGATTGGTACGACTAGCTTCTTCTTGTTGTTTCATCCAGTCTGTGGATGTGGATTGTGAAATACTGTTAGCTGCTTTTATTTGATCTAAAAACGGATTTCTCTCTGGTGGCTTTCTATGATTTTCGTTATTCTTATCAAATTCATTATTTTGGTACACATTCTCTAAAGATTCTTCCTCTTGTCCTTCTTTCAAAGCAAAGATTTCTTTTTTCTTTGTTACAAGGTTTCCTGTATTTTCATTCCGAACTTGAATGGATTGCGTATTTTTTTCATATTTATCTTGATTGCCGCTATAATAATCCACACGACGCACATCTTGCCGTGCTGTATTTGAATTTAATTCAATCATCCTTTGAAGCGTAGCACGCTGATTATCATCCAATCCTCCATTGTCTTTTTCCCAATCATTTACCATAGAAGAAGCTTGTTCTCTTTCGATATCGCTTTTCTTTTTACGAGGCATCCTTCACACTCCCTACCAAAATCCTTTCGGTCCAAACTGTTTCAACAACGGAGAAGACTCCCATGGCTTCCTCAGTAACAGCGACTCTGCATACGATGGTACTTTCTTTTCTTCTTCCTTCTTTTGTCCATAGGCATACGGCGCATGATTTGGGTTACTATACCAATTGATTTGATCACGTGTATAACCGTTCAAGGAAGATTTTGAACTTAAGCTTGGTGAACTGCTAGAAGAACTCCCACTACTTGACGTTCCTCGCGAGCCGCCACCTCCGCTATTTCTAGAGGCGGCTGCTTGCTTTTTTAAGTTATACTCCTGTTGCCAATGGCTATCCGATACACCATCTCTCCCAGAACGATAATTGAATTCTTGTTGCCAACGGTTGTCGGATACACTGTCACGACCGGCCCGGTAATTATAATCTTGCTGCCAACGGTTATCCGATACATTGTCCCGACTGACTTGATAGTTATAATCCCGTGTATCTTTTTGTTTTCCATAATGAAAGCGACTCAAATCGAGATTGTAATTTCGATTGTCATGATTTACGGAGTGATTAAATCGGTTCACATCAAGATTATAATCACGCAAGTCTTTTTCCTTTCCATAGTTAAAACGACTCAGGTCTAAATTATAATTTCGATCATCCTGTTTCATTTGATAGTTAAATCTATTTTTATCAAGATTATAGTTTCGACCATCATGAAAAATCGTATAATTAAAACGCTTTTGGTCTAAATCGTAATTTCGATCATCGTTTTTCACAGTGTGGTTGAAACGATTCAAATCCAGACCATAGTTTCTATCATCATTAGAAACTGTATGATTAAATCGATCTCGGTCTAAACCATAATTTCGATCATCATTTTTCACTTGATGGTCAAATCGTTTGGTATCAAATTGATAATCTCTCCAATCTTTGTCTTTCGTGTAGGAGAATTTATCCCGCTCTAAATCACGATTTAATATGTCATTTTGCTTTTGATAGTCGAAACGATCTCTATCAAAATTATGGTTTCTCAAATCATTTTTCTGTTGATAAGCAAAACGGTCTTGATCCATCTGTATTCCTTGTTCTCCGCTCCATTCCTGAAACGCCTGTTGGCGTTCACGGAAACCAAGGTCTTGGTCACGTTCCATCAGTTGGCGAGATAAAGCAGCAATTTTTTGTGTACGCTCTGCTTCTAGATTTCCTCTTTGCGATAAACCTGCAATCGCGATTTTATTCATCGCATCTTGTGATAAACCCGAGCTCCCCATCCCTCTTGCAGCTGCTTGTTCTGCTGCTTGTGTTTGACTATCCGCTACACTCGTTTGCATGTTTTGCAATGCTCTTTCATATAAAGAACCTAGCTCGTCATTCGCTTGTAAGCGTGCGTCTTGCCTACTTAGATTACGCCGTTCTGGCGTTGTAAACACTGGATCATTCGTCATATCCATTCACCTCATCCCATTGAAATGGCAATATAATGAAAAGCTAGCGTACTATCTTTTGTTGTATTTTTATTGTGTAAAGTAAGTGTAAAAGAAGTCGTTGTAACTTGCGACAGATATACCACGATGTCTCCTGTTCCTATATCTCCATTCGCCGCTGTCACTGTAACAAATGGAATTTGAGAAAAGGCAGGAGTAAATAAGATTTGTTTCTGCAACGTTTGCCCACGACTTATCTGAATAAAATCTGTCTTTCCCGCTCTTACGTTATTTTTATAGAACCCGTACTCATTTAAATTTTGTAAAATCCCATCATTGTCATTATGAGCATTCACTACATTCGTAAATTCTTCATTTACTTGCCCAGATGAAATGGTTGTGCCCGGCATAAAATTATATTTTCTTTGAATTTGTACCATATGACGTCTCCTTTCTTCTTTTCCATTCATACTGAACCCCGATGCCGTATACAACAAAAGGACGTATATGCGTTACGTCCTCAATCATCAGTCCTATTTTTTTCGTTCGATTCCTTACCCGTAATCGATTCATATACATGTCGATTGTATCAAATGTATGCTGGTCCCAAATCGCCTCATCCCAATTGGATACATTCGCAGCATTTGGTCTTGTACCTTCTACCTGCTTGGTTTCAACATCTAATTTCACGCCTAATCGATACCCATTAGGTTGATTACTATGCAACCATATCCGATGAATCTTTTTGTCTTGTGTCATCAAACCAAAATCAAAATACTTGGTTTCCATGCGAAAAGGAATGGGCTTTCCATCATCATGATATTCAGGATGAAAGACATACGCATTTGTATGGCTTCCAAAATAAAAATTCCCCTCATAGGTCACGAATACATCCGCTTTGATATTGGAATAAACAGTCCAACACGCTAGCAATTCATCATAGACAAGTGTTGTTCCATTCGGAAAAGATAGATAGTATTTCCCTTCAAAATAACCCGCAACAGCTTTACTTTTTTCTGTAAGTGGGATCTCACGCATTGTCGATTCTATTTGCTTGGTTATCATTTGTGCACTTACCATATTAAAATCATTCGCAAATAATCCATACACATGTGTATCACTCAAATAAAAAATTTGATTCCCCACGACTTGAATACTCTCAGGTGCTATACAGCCCGTTGGTGTATTGATTTTTACCAATTCATAATCAGATGTTGTTTTTCCATATAAAGCCCATATGGAATACCGGCAGAAGATAAGTAAACTATTTCGAAACGGTACCAGCCCTACGATTTCATCATTTTCATGACTTGCCACATCAAAAAAATGAATGGCGGGAAAATAATCATAGACAGCGTATCCAAGTTTGGAATCGATATGGGAGAATGAAACGCGATTCTTTACGTCATGACCCACGACAAATAACCTTCCGCCAAAGAAAGCCATGTATTTGCAGGTAAATAAAGAACCTATATCATTCAATCCTGGATGTCTTTGTTCATCCGCAGTCGGTACATATGGTGTGACAGAAGATAGCTGATTGTCAGCATACACTTTTAGAGAGATGTGATTCGCAACTACAACCACACGGTTTCCTTTTCGGTCTTTCATCGTGATAAAATTCGCGCTGTCACCAGTAGAGGGCGGACCCGGGATTTCCACAAAGAATTTCCCATTCCATCTCCTGAGACGATCCCCCATCATCAATAATTCATGTGTGCCATCTGACTTGAGAAACGTATAGGCACCTGTTATCTTTTCTCCTACATAACCAACTTTCTTATAACCGGTTCGTTTCCGAATTTCCCCTACACCAATCACTGCATTTTCTACTTTACTGAGTTCTTTATCCTCAATTCCATTCGCATACACGGTATCATTTAATCCCATTGAAAAATCTTTGAATTCAGCAGTATCCTTCAATCCTCATCACCTACTTTCCATCCGCAAGGAAGGTGCATCACGATACTCGTGGATGGTCTGGATTCGTACACTTGCTCTCTTTACTTTCCGTTTCTCACGAAAGACGGCATATTGTTGCCTACGCTCCTGATATCGCTGCATACGATCTGGTCTGTCCGCATAATCTCCATCCATAAATTGCAATTGTCCCACCGCATATAAAATTAATAAATCATGATAGGGACTATCAATCTCTGGTATATCTTCCATTCCTTTTAGATGACTTAACTTTTTATAATAATAGACCTCGATAGGTTGTTGATCCCCACCCGGTATCATCAATTCATTTCCCCACACCCAATACCCTTGTTGCTGTTCTTCGCCTACAGGTATGCGCGGAAATACTGTGTTCGTTTGCATCACTCGTTCTATATCTTGTACGTCATTTGGTAATGTGTACGGGTACTCTAACGTGGCTCTCTTTTCTATCCTTGCAATCGGGGTGATATCATCTAATGCACGGTTGAGCCAATGTTGAATATCTCCATTTTCAAACATGTCGTCAACATCCCGGTTCACTTGCAAGATTAGCTCTTGCAGATTCACGATGATCCCCTCCCCATATTTACACCCTGTACATATTTCTGTACACCATCTACACGACCGTACGCATGTGCGTTCCAAAATGCTTCTTTGGATTCTTTTGCGTAGTCTGCGGCTAAATCTTGTAATTTCCGTTCTTGTTCTTGTTGTCTCTTTTTCTCTGTATCTTCCACAGTTTGAACAGCGGAGAACCCGTTCACTGTATGGATTCTCTTGATGTGGTCTACAACTTTTGCGTCCAATTGTTCAAATCCCATTTGTGGAATTTTCATAATCGACATTTCTAATAGTCCATCCATGATGACATGTTCCCCGTTCTTGGGATTCCACATAAGATACAAATGAGGATCATAGGATTGAAGTTGTTCTTCCACATGATAGATGTCATGTAAGAATGTTCGTTGAAATCCTCTTTTCTGATACACATTTATCATATAAAAACCTCCATAAAACATGAAAAAGAGGAGCCATTTTGCCCCTCTTTTTTACTATATCTACTTTTATATACAATTAATTTGCTTGCACAATAACTGAAGAGATTCCATCATTCCATGTTCGTACTCCATCTCCCATGCTAATGTTGGTAAAATTCAGATACCCTCCATTATTGATAATAGCGAGCCCACGACCTTGCCCATTGCTATGCTCATAAACCATTGTATAGTTTCCAAATGGATGTGTAAGGATCGATGAAGCTGCATCATTATTTGCACCTTCAATATTCGTAATCTTAATTGGATTTCGACTTGCATTTACAGTAAATTTAGCTCCTTGTAAATTGATATCATGATAGAACGTAGAATAAATACTTGCTGATGATTGCAATAATTTCGAAACATTCGGAACTACTGGATGTTTCTTCACATAAGATTCGAATTCTTTTTGCGTATCAAATCCAATTGTTATAGGTTTTTCGTTATGTTCCCCTGGAGTAATAACCTGATACGGCTTGACCGTCGTGTCAATATCTGCTGATACACTCAATCCTCCACACATCACTGTTCCAGCCAATAAAGCGGTAGAAACTATCCCCTTGATACGTTTCAAAAAACATCACTCCTAACATAGATTTACTTACAAACGTATTGTACAATGGCGTACACTCTATGATAAGGATATAATTTATTTCTCAACACCACATATTTTTTATTTCGTATATCCAGTTGCTTCCTGTACATCTGACAATTGCCAAAAAGCGTTACGTGCGTGACATACCATTGTTTCTAACATATACGCAGTCGCTTCGTATGTCGCCTTATTCGGTACACGTGAGAACATCGAACCGTCTTCTTCCATAAACTGCAGGTCTGCCACGCGGTATAATCCTAAATCATTATAGTTACCACCCCACACAATACCTGACGGCATATAACGGTCCACTAAGAATGGCTTTCCATCAAACTCTAATGCAGAATAGCCACCTTCTAACTGCATTACATTTGTGTAACGTTTATTTGTAGTCAGTACAGCCTCGTATGCTGCACGTACACCATGCGAACCCATCAGAAAGTCTGTTTCTTTTCCGCTTACAATGGATGTTTCATCCATCACTAAACGTAGTAGCGCATCGGAAATCGGACGAGCCGTTCCCCCGTTCGCAAACATATTTGCTTTCCACCAAGTAAAAGTTGTTGGATTCAAGTTCTGTAGCACCAATTTATCATCAATAATGCCGTTTAATCCCATCGGTTCTAAGTTCGAAGAACCAGCTGATACAATGCCATCGGTTGCCGCTGTTGTGACGGCTGCACCGTCAATTGTGATGGTAGTCACTGCACGATCAATTGCAGTAATTGTTCTTCCTGCGGTTGTAACTGTACCTGTTGCATTCACAATATCCACTTTTTGCCCCACAAAGAATCCTTTCACACTGTTTACGACCAATACGTTTGCTGCCGTTGTTTGTGCTGTGCAATTTGCAATACGTCCTGTCCCATTCCCAAATGTCACACGTGCACGGAAGTTCTTCATGTCTGTTGTAAGTCCCTTTACCTCTGATTCTACTGCACGAAGGTAGGACGTTTCATTTTTCTTCGAGGATTCAATCGTTTGGACGGTAAGCTCTAAACGACCCGCCACCATACGCGCTGTACCTGTAGAACTTTTATACGCTTGCTGACCAGCAGTTGGTAACGTCCCATTTTCCGCAACAGCACCCACACCTGTATTACGTCCGAAGTGATGCGGAATCAAGAAGTTGGAACCGTCACCATCAATCTTTTCCACTTTCTTTTCTAACTGTGAAACGATGTAATTCGCATTGTTAATTTGCTCTTTAATCCCTGGCAAGTAATCAATTTTTAAAACATCCGCTAATGTCGTTAATGTCGCACCCATAAGTAGGATACCTCCTTATATTTGTTGGTTTGCTGATCGTAATCGCTGCAAGGCTCTTTCGCGAGCCACTTGAAAGTCCGTCGTGGGTTCATCAGATACAACCCCTGTTGCCCCGCTACCTTCCACCTTCGGTGCTTTCTTACTTTGCAGGTATTCCTGAATGGCCGTTTCTTTTGCTGAAGTCAGCTGTTCTTCTAATTGCTGTGCACGCATCGCATTGTAAGCTACTTCAAAATTCCCCACATTATGTTCCACCATAAATTGTTCTAGTGCGGACGCATCCGCACCCTTTTCTTGTGCGAATTGCCCTAATGCTTGTGTGAAACGTTGTGACAAGTCTTGTTGTTCGCGCTGATACTCTAGTTCCTCGGCACGCTGTGCCTTCTGTTCAAGCGCTTCCAGCTTTTTCTGGATTTCAGGTGTTACCCCAAACTTTTCAGCTCGTTGTAATAAATCTTGCTGTTCGATGGCTTGCATCATACTAGGAAGGTCGTTATAACCTGCTTGTTTCATAAAGAAGTTCATCGCACGGTCATATGTGTCATAGTTGCCATACCTCTCAAAAACTTCTTGTTCCCAGCGTCCGCGCTCTTCCATAAGAGCCGCTTGTGTACGTTCTTGTAATCTCTTCGCAAAAGCTTGTGATTGTTCAACAATTTCTGGTGGTTGTCCTTCTGGATTTTCTCCAACTTTCAATTGTTGCCCAGGTGGTGTTTCTATTTGTCCAGTTGGCTCTGTTATTTCTCCTGTACCTTGCGGGGGCGTGAGTTCCCCACCTAAGTCGCTAGGAGGTACCGTTTCCGTTACGACCTCCCCACCGCCTTCCAAACCATTAAAGAATTGAAAATTACCTAAACGTAACAAAAATGGTTTTAACATATTTCTTCCTCCTGTGGGTGGGCGCAAGTCCACATTCAACGCCCAAATTTTTGTATATAAAAAAGCCGCTATTTAATAGCGACTGGTCTATTTTTTCATTTGTTTTTCTACTTTCTTTTCTTCGATATCTAACTTACGATGTTGGAGCTGTAGATCTTGTTCTTTCATCGCTCTCTGTTCTTCTTGGAATTGTTGTTCTTGTTCCATCTGTTGCTCTCTATCCGCTTCCATTGGCGCATGGAGTGCATCCATATGTTGCTGTACATGCTCATCCACTAACTGCTGCACTTCAGGTGGTAACTCATCGTATAAGCTTGATTTTCGGAATGCGTTATGAATATATACATGCACTTCATGATCGTAAAAGTCACGCACCTGCGGTGTCGCTAGTTGTAGTTGCGGCGGTTGCATTCCTGCCCCCATTGGGTCTACACCTTGTGCTTGCATCGCTTGGACTTGCTGTTCAAACTGTTGCTCTTGCATGTTGTATTGTTGGAGAAGCTGAAGAACTTCTGAATTCTGTGCCAGTTGCTCAAACTGCTTGTTTTCCATCTTCGCTTTATTCTCATCCAATTGCTGCATTTCAAATAACTCGTTACTATCGCCCATACCCATGAGTTTGAGTAACGCCTGCGGGTCCGGTGAACCATCCTTCTTCACAATCGCTCCTTTATCCCACAGCGTCATAATCCGGTCTTGTTGCGCTGATTTCATTTCCGGAAGGGATGAACCTTGCACAATATTCATATCCTCTCCACCGCTTAAATCAGATCCTCTAAAGCTTACGAGTTCAATATCATTATCAGGACCCAGAATTCTTGCCATACGCTCTTCTGTATAATGTTTTTTCATCAGCAAAAGTACACGTTGTAGCAATCTCTTCATCCCATGTTCATAGTTTTGAGACGAAACTGCCAGTTTCTCATTCTCTTGTTCTACCATGAGAGATAAACCACTATACGTATCAAGTCCTGCCGGTAAACGTCCTTGCGAGATTTCACGTGCACCCGATAAATCGTCGATGTCTCCATTATGATTGTTTAGAATCCGATCATAGAAAGACGGGATATCTGGTGCGCCGACTCGTTCTGGTCTCGCTCCTTCAATCGGTGTATAATGCAGAATACCGCCTTCTTCATTCGTAATCTCATCTTCATCCACAGCGGAACCCATTGGGACTAACCACATACTATTTCCCATTTTCCTGGCATGTGTGGCAAACATAGACCGCATAATATTAATCTCACGTTGAATCGGCAACATATCTTTAATAAACGCTTCCCCTTTCACACTTCCGGGTATCGGAATATCACCAAAGAGAAAGAATGGTATGTCACCTGCATGTTCATCCATATCCAGTAATTGTCCACCCGCAATCGTAACTTTCAATCCATTTGGATGCTTCCCACATGGTTTTACCCACATTTCATCTACCATTGCCATGTTCGGTCGTTTTTTACTTGTCGAGTTGAATCCATTTTGCGGTGTGACATCGAAGGCAGCCGCAAAGCCTACATTCTCATCTGCCGACACGTCTTTCCCATACCGTTCTTTGATATAATCAATGTCACGTGGCTTTCTTTCCACAATCCAACGGATTTCCTCCTCCATTTCAGCTCCTGGATCTACATACAACGTAAGGGGGTCGCAAATACGACATCGTATTTCCCCTGTATAAATCCTTCCCATCTCTTCCTCAAAACCAACTTTCCCTTCACCTGGCGTAATATCTTGACCAGCTTCCGCATCAAAATACACTTTTGCGGCACACCAGCCTTTTACACCATTGTTCAGGAAGATATCACGGGTTTTTCGGTCCATACCTGTCTGTTCCCACCAATATTTCAGGAATTTGGATGATGCCTTTGCGATTTCGATACGTGTTTCATCATTACTATCCGGTACCACATCAAATTTCACACGATTCTTAATTTGTTTTGCAAGCTTTACCATCATACGAGGACGAATTTGGTTTACTGTAATGCGTTGTTCTCCATTTTCAAGAGGAGCCATCATCATTTTCTTACTGGTTGGGTTCCAGACCAGCCATTGGTTTCCCCTATAATAATTCACCTGTGCCATCATTTGACGTTTTTCTTCCCAGTCTTCTGCTTGGGTAATCCGTTCTGCCACAAGAGACACCCAGTCATCAGGGCGTTTCTGTTCTTGCTTCTCTTCCTTCGGTTTATTGAGACCAAACAATCCTTCTCACCCTCTTCCCATAAAAAAAGAGCTTAGACAGTTTCTGCCACAAGCCCTTTTAATTCTGGTAATGTTGCTTTACTTTTCACTTCCACACCCTGTTCTTCCAAATGTTCTTTCAATTCCGCTTTTGTGGCATTCTCCATCCAGTTTTCATCTTTTCCAATCGTTTCTACTGGTTTTGGTTCTTCTTTCGGAATCGCATGTGCTTCTATCACATAACCAGGTATGTGTAACTCTTGAATCTCTACTGGCGTATACGCAAATGTTGGCTCAATCTCTGCCCGTCTGTCATGCATATCTTCGATACTTTCCGCAACTGCAAATTTTTCTATACTTCCTAGCGTTAAATGAAACACTCTAGCCATATCGTGGCCACTCCTATTCTAAATGATATGTTGGTGCGGGCTTTTCCTCTTTCTGCGCTTTCACCATCTTCACTTCCCCCTGCTTGTATTCCGCAAAGGATGGCGCTTGGATACGATCATACAATTCTTTTCGTTCTTGTTTCCACACATCACGTTCTTTCTGGTGTACGTGTTCTATTTGGTATGCAAACACACCAAGAAATACAATGACCGCGACCAATACAAAAAAGACAACATACGTCATTGTAGTTGTCCTCCTTTCCTTCGTCCTCTTGATAGTCTAATGATATGGCGATGTACTTTCTCCTCTAATGTCACCGGTTCCGATGGAACGAACTTTTCATTCGCATGATAATAGATAAATCGGTTTAATGCTTGTGACATTGCATCTACCTGGTCATCGTTCTTTCCTTGTGGAAAAGATGCACATTCTTCCACAAAATCATGCAACCAAGGTGCTTGCCTCGGTACATACACATTTCCTGATTCAATATAGGGTGAGACTGCATTTACACGTGCAACCTTCCCGCCTTGTGGATTCACTGGAATCATATCGCCTATTTCATTCTTTAACATCGAAATAATAGCGGGACCATTCGCTTTATCCTCCACTAATTTAGCGTGCGCTTTCGGATACTTCCGTACCATATTGCGAATGGCTTGTAGGGTAGTTGGGAAGTTCATACGTGCCTTGAGATTATCAATTAAATACATATCCGCACCATTCTTTCCCCACACCTGAATACACACAAAGTCACTGTCTGCTTCATCCTTAAACGTTGCATCAATACTCATAATGCTATGAACCATCTTCGGCAGCGTATCATAATATTTCCACCACGCACGTTTCAATAGATTCCCTTCCGCTGCGGTTGGTCTGCCTTGATACAATGAGTTAAAGCTACTTGGATATCGTTTCCGTTCTTGTATGAACTCTAACCCATATCGTTCTGGCCACAATGGTTCGCCTACTGCTCGTCCTATTACATCATCTTCCTCTGCTTCAAGTGGCAGGTTATATACTTGCCAAGGTAACGGGTCACCATATTCCTTACTTAACAACCTACCCTGGAAATCATCTTCGTGCCATCTTGTTAGAATGAGTATGACAATTGCACCTGGATGTAAACGAGTCGAGAAAGAATCAATCCATTCATCCCATATCTTACTCCGGTGCGTTTCACTATCCGCTTCTTCACGGTTCTTAATCGGGTCATCGATAATCATTAAATCCGCACCCATACCAGTAATACCTGATAATACACCACGTGAAATCATCCCGCCTATCTCATTATCCAGTAACCACTCATCATGCGCCGAGCTTTCTTTCGAAATTTGGATATCAAACAAATCTGTTCCATACTGCTTTACCTTCTCTTTATTCTTCTTACCAAAACGACGAGCGAATGTATCGCTATAACTTATCTCAATCACTCTATCCTCTGGAAATTTCCCCAAATAATACGATGGTAAGGTCTCCGTAATAGTCATCGACTTACTATGACGCGGTGGCATATTGATAGCAATGTATTGGTTCGTGGTTGGAATCTCACCTGCATTCATTTGTTTCTTCTTATCCATGGCATCTTGAATAATTCGTCCTACAAATTCACTATGCGGTGCTTTCTTATATCGTCCTTCATGTACGTAGCACAGTAATCACGACGAGCTATTTCCCTTTGTATCTCCCCCACTGTCGGTAGGTTTGGTAAGGATTGACTCAATTTGTTTCAACTCCTCCACAGACAGGTTGCTCAGTTCTGGCTTTTGTACAACGGTTTGTTTCATCTCCCCACTATGGTCAATCTCACGTCGGTCACGCCACACAGTTGGCTTTCGATTCTTGAGCCAAAAGATAATGGCTGTTGTATCAGGTGGGACTTGTCGTTTCACTCGTTTGGTTTCTATGCTTTGAAACTCACCTTCCACCTTCTCCCTCTCCACAGTGGCTTCTTCATACGTGTAGCCTGTCGCTCGCTTAAATAATGCATTCTCTACTTCACGATCCACTACTTCTTTTCCTTTTGCTAACGCTTGTATAATCAGTGGATGTCTATTCTTCCAATTGCTCAGCGTAGAACGACTTACACCCATGTTATAAGCAATTTGTTCTTCTACCAGTCCATCACGTGCCCATCCTTCTATTTTTAACAATCCTTCCTTTGTCAGCCAAGGATGTACTTTTCCTTTTTTCATATCTCTCACCTCATGTTCGTTTTAAACTAAAAAAAGTAGCTGTTAGGCTACTTGAATACTTCTTTTATCGTCTGTAAACGCCTTCTGATTTTAAAGATATCCGTAAAAATAAAAACAGTCATTTACAGACGTGATTCTCCTTATTCTACATCTATCTGCAAAGGTTTACTTTTACAGATATATATATATTCTCATCGATACCTGTCTTTCAATCCATTGTTTTGTAAGATGCATAACACAGACATGCTTCAATCCTGATGTATCAAAATAATAGCTGGTCCTTCCACCACCACTCCAGCCACTTCTATTTTCACATGTGGCTCAATACGAACTGTGGTTACTCCATCACGTGTCTCTAACGCTTCAAATATGTCTTTTGTAGCGATACTCTGTAATTTCATCTGACACCCCCTCATATTCTAACATTCAACATATGTACCAAAATCCATTTTTAGAAGTCTTGTTTGTCCAACACAAAAGAGAGCACCCGCGCCGGTTGGATGCTCTCGAGTTTCGTCCGTACCTAGAAAGGGGTTCCTATGAGTGAACTAAGACAACGGAGGTTGTCCTATACTCCTACTATATGCTTGTCTTTATCAAAAGGTGCAACCGTAAGAGAGCACTCCATCGGTAAGTGCTCTCTCTTCAAGAATATAAGCAACTGGAATTGCAACCGTTCTATACCAATATACGTTCTTTCAATCGCATTATAACTAAAACTGTCTTTTTCAACTAAAAAACACCCGTTTTCACGAGTGCTTTTCAAATAGAAAGGTAACGATCATGCCTCATTCTATTTACTCTACTATATGCTTGTCCGCTTGAATATGTGCAAATGAAAGAGCATCCATGCCCGTAGATGCTCTTCGTAAATGAGATGTTTTTATGTTGAAAATATAAGCAGGACATATATATCACTTCTAAATTTTACCTATCATAGAGTTTCTATAGCATTAAGCGTCATTTTAATTCCCATCTTGTTTTCTACTACAGTTTTAAAAAATTAAGTGTTATTTCCGCATGCACTCTCCATTTATCCGTTCCTGGTTCTTTATCAATATTAGTAATTTTATAGTAATAGCCTCTCTCTAGTAGTAATTCTTTTCCATCATAACCACTACCATTCCCTAAATACGCCCCTTTCGTCCCTTTTGGAACCGTTAAGTAAAGAACAGCACGCCCTGGATGAACGTTCTCCCTTATGAGAGATGTGCTCATAAAACAGTAACCAGAGGCTTTGGCAGTTCCATTGTAGTAGGGATATTTCATTAGATCCTTACGATACGCCTCCGAATTTAAATCTCCCGCCAAAATTTGTGAATTCCACGGTATTGTGCTATAAACAACAATATCTTCAGGTATCGGTTTTTTGGTAAGTGCAGCAGCCATGAAATGTATATTTTTAGCTATAGAATCGAATTGAGCAGGAAAGCCAAAATCATCTTCTTCTCCTCTAATAAGTTCATCCCCATGATGCCAATCCAGCCTTTTATTTATGTGCACGTCACCGCCTCGAGTATAGTAATCAATCGCTTGTAATTCATTCGAACTCAAAGAAGATCTCCAATTTCCATAGTGTTTCTCCGCCCACTGCGTTGCAGCGGTATTATCTTTAAATTCTATAGGGGCTGCATAAGCTTGTGACATCGCTTGTGGCATCATAAATCCCCCCGTGGAAGCTAACGTAGAAACAATAATGAATTTTTTACTCAATTGCTTTAGTACCATACATATATCATCCTTTCCATCTCATTCTTGCTGTACAAACTATAGGAGTTCTTTATTACCACCGTGTCGGTATCTGAATTCCACAAAAATTAACTTACATAAAATATTAAAAATAATGTCTCCTTTTACCGAAACTATACCCACAGATACTTCGAAATCCTATCTTTATTCTTACATTTGTCACAATAAAAAGAAAACAAACAAAAAAACACGCTCTTTTTTAACCAATTGTATGCATTTACATTTGTCTCTGTACGAAAAATAAATATATGAGTCCCCTTTAAAAAATTATCATGATACATTTTCACCTGAATACAAGGTATTACTAGTCATTGAATGGATTAGATTCAATTTATTTTTAAAATTAATTAAACAATCTTGTTATTTTATATTACGGTATGTGATATTTTATTGTCCCTATAAAAAAGAGAACATCTACAATAGATGCCCTCTTTACTCAATGACTTCATCCAATCTACACCATCTGCTGGTTTCGGATTTTTTGTATGCCCTCACTATGAACCGTTTAGAATATAAAAATTACCATTGTGATTCGTGGTTTCCGCCATCCTTCACCTTTTTCATATTACCATAATACCTCGATTCTAGGGGCCAAAAGTGACATGATAGTGACATCTTTTATCTTTCTCCCAGTCTTTCCGCAATGGCGTACACAATGCCATCCCGCCAACGTAAGGCTGTTCGTTTGGTAATATGCAGCTCTTCTGCGATTCCGTCCCAAGTCTTGCATTGTGGTTTCGTCCAGTATTTTAATTTGACTAATCTTTGTTTCTCTGGTTCTAACAATACATACACATGTTCAATCGTATCCGCTAATTCTTCTAGGCGTTTGAGTTTCTTATGTACTGTTAATTTTGTTGCGATACGTTCTGTCGGACGATCTGGAACATTCCTTCTTCCGCCTCCGGTATTCTCGTCATCCTGCGAGGAACAGTAAATCAGATTCTTTCGTAAGAATGCAATTTCGCGTAAGGTATCACCGTAACCATATAATTCACTCTCAATATATTTAAAGGTCGCGCCTTTCAGTTTCCCTGTTGGGCTTTCTATCATCGAATCCCTCCCGTCCACACTTCATGCCTGTATGATAAAATCTCTTTATTCGCTCCAAAAATCCTTTGTCATCAATTTTAAACTTTTAGATGCCTATAGTATTCAGCAAGAATTTAAACTTGAATTTGATAGGTTTCTGGCAGTCTTTTTTTAAAATTACGGATCCAGGTTCATTGTGGAGCTAATCCGCTGTATACTTTCACTTTTTTTCCCTGCATAAAATTCTAATTTTGATTCATACTATCCATAGGCCTTATGCGGCCATACTTCTTCGAGCGCTAGCATTAACTAAATTTTCCTCTTATCAAACGAGCGGTTAGCTTTTGCTAGCTGCTTTGTTATGTTGTATACATGTATATATTTTGGGCATACTAGACCTATACCAATGTGCTTTTGTATTTGTTATCAACTCATTTTTCCTCTTTGGACTCTTATATAAGAGTTCTTTTTCTTTGCACAAGTTACATACTCATTCCCTCATGCATATGGTATACAACGTACTCTTTACAATAAGAGTCCTGGTCAAGGGCATCTCTGCGTAGATGCTCTTTTATTTTTTTACATATTATTTTTAAAATGACACATACCAACTAGCAACACTTGATTTCTTAACTTTTCTGTTCTCCCATTGGAACTCTTGCACCGGAGTTCCTTTTTTTACGAAAATTTACATCATTTCTTCCAGCAGCATCATCAATTCCTCCTCCGCTCCTTCATACAACTCTCGACCATCTGGCAATTTAAATATGTCTTTCTCTATCAATTGTTCAATCAGTATCTCTTTGTTGCTCATGTTTCCTCCTCGCTTATATCACACCTTTTTTCAATAACTCCCGCGCCATGTATAAAAAATGATGATAAATATAATTACCCGTTGTAATCGGATCAATAAACACCGTAGAAAATCCATATCGTACTTCAAAAGTTTTTAAACTACCTAATAAAGATTTCGGTTCGTACTTACTCCGGTATGTTCCATTCAGGATTTTCTGGTACCCTTCTACATCTTCCACAATGAGAACAAATGGATGTTTCGATGCACGGATGAGTTCATTTTCAAAACGTGTACGGTCTTTGATACTTTCAACCAGTTCGTCCACACTATTCTTTCTCTCCACACCGGCCGTGAGGTATATGTCCCTGGTTAAACCCATTTCTAAATTCTTGGGAATCATCGCAGAATAATCACATGTTTTCATCCCACGAATTTTAAACGGTACTTTCTTTTTACGGAAATAGTCCAACACATGCTGATTCTTTTGTTCCCGCGTGTCTACGATGATTTCTAGTGTGGATAGGATTGCTTTTAATTCTGATTCTGAATAGCGGTAATGAATGGCTTGCATCTATCCTTTCTCCTTTCACGGTTACAAGAGGTTACAAGAAATTCCGCTAACTTGTAACCCCGTTGCTCCTTACTCTCCCAAGAGGTTGAGACCCCTCGGTTACAAAAGTTACAAGTTTTTCGAAAAAAATAATATATATAATAAAAAATCTTTCTTTTCTTTTTTAAAAAATATTCCATGTGTAGATAGATATTATATTTGTAACTTTTGTAACCTTTACCCTTCTATCCCTTGTGGCTCTAAGGATGAGGAGGGTTACAAGTTTTTATTTTTCTTGTAACTTTTGTAACTCTATCTTTCTAAAACATTGATATAACTGTGTTTGTGAAGGTTACAAGCTTTTCCCCTCTACACATACTTCCCTTGTATTTCCTCAAAATCAAAACCTAGTTCTTCTACATATTTCATATTGAGAGGTATCGCCCGATATGTTTTACCCTTATGTTTTATGGCTACATAATCTACATAGGCTCCTTTTTCTTGCTTGCCCACTGTAATTCCACGTTTTAACCACTCTCTACGTGTTGCCTTCTCTTCCAAGCCAAAAAACTTTAAAGTGAAAGCTGGCATCATATATAGTTGACCACCCTTATAAATCGCCTTATTATTTTGCGGTTCCCATGTATAGAAAATATCTTGCCTACTACTATCTAAATCTGTAAGAATCTCTTCTAAAAATTGCATCGGCTTATCTGTCGATTTATTTTCCTTTGCGTTTTCGTCAAACAAATGAGATATGGCTTGTAAATTCACATCTAGCTGTAAT